AATTCAGCTTCCGCCAGGTTTCTAACTCTTTTGAATTTTGCTTTAAGTCCCACTTTAGCAAAATCATTGGAGGTGACCTCATATTCGCCAGGTTCCGTTAATATCACAGCATCATCACCCTCCACCACCATTCGCGACTGTATACCTAACCGTGAAAGAACAAAACTAGTACATATCAAATTTGTCACACCATTCCCAAGCGACGTTGACATCTCTCCACTCATTCTTGTACCCTTCACGTACACCATGCCGAATTTTGACTGGCATCTGTTTACACCAACAAGAGTCTGCGTGATCACCGTCATCACCAAATCTCTTATTTTCTTATCGATATTTTTCAACATATACCGATAGAACTGAATTTCACAACATAACATCACATGTGGCCTCATATTAGCTTCCCAGCTACTATAATCATTCACATTCACATGCCAACCAGCATTGATATACATGTCGAACAGATTATTCAGTTCTTTACTTTTGTCAGATACTCTCCAGTATTTCGAGAATAACTGACGACCCTTTTCGCTTCCCATCGCACAATGTTCCATCGCCTTTGAGAATTTACCCCAGAAAAGTCGGAATCGTTCTTCCCTTGCATTAATACACCGAACATTTTTAGGCATCCCATCAATTTCATCGCCTAAGCTTTCCAACTTATCATGCGTTTTCACTTTCTTGTCTTCTTTGACCATTTCACGAAGTGACAACATTATATATTTTATTTTCTTTTCAGTTGTATAATTTGTGTCATTCAACCAGAACAAATCGGTTAAATCATAATCAGCCGGCAAAGGAGTAAATGTTCTTGAAATATACGATCTCGCGTAATCCCTCATCTGCTTATATATTCCTTTCTCAGGCTCAGGCATTTTCATCAACATTCTCTTACACACACCCATCCAGTGTGTTTTAAAATCACTAGTTGAAGGCACAAAGGGCGCACAATTATACAAAACCGGCCCTACTTTTCTTGCTACAATCATACGGGGCTTTATTTTATATTGTTTTGATAACATTATTATAGCATTTTCTACGTCTTGGGGATTAATTTTGAGGTGGGAGCTGTAGTCATCATAGTGATAACCTGTAAGGTATGTGCGTCTGTATCTGGGCCCCCCCTCAAAAAGGAGCCCTGCTGGGCGTTTAAATTAATCTTTTTGACGCCAAATTCCACGGTATCATACAGACCATCACGCTGCAATTCATATTGTCTGAATAGTCCAAATATAAAAGCTGTATCCGCCCTACAATAATCCATACTATACGGAATATTTATTGAACCATCAGCATCACAAAACCGATTCGCCTGATCTTGCAGCACTTCACCCCACCTCTGTCTCACGAAACCCGCAGATTTCAAAGTATCATATAACTCGAGACAAACAACTCTCTCCCTCATCACCGTCCGTTTTTCATAAGAATTCAATCCCAATAAATTCTTAGTATTCAATATGACATAATTCTCATTATAGTCAATAACCTGGCATAACTGATCCTCCTCAACCTTGACGCGTACAAATTTTGGTCTAGGAAAAATTATTGAGCATGATCTTTTAGATGGCGCTCGGTAATCACATGTCACCGAATTACCCTTACCATCAACAACTTCTTTAAAATCGAAATCAATGTACGTCGCTTGCTGCGAGTAAACACTTGAAGTACTGGAAGACGAGTCGGACGATGATACGTCTATTTGAGTCAGAACTCGGGTCGAGAGTTCATGAAAACCAGTAGCCACTTTCTCATCACGGGCCTTTGGATTAACCGTATGTGCTATACCGAGAAGTGAAAATGTTTGATTCAATACATCGCAAAACTTTCTGTCAATCGGGGCGCCAATGAGTTCAAAGAAACTCGAAATCAATGAAAGTCTCTTATTTAATGTTCCTCTTGGTTCCTCCTCAATTTTTGTAATTATAATATTTTTCATTTCATTTTTCGATAAGTTTTGCATTGTGGAATTCACACTCGGTAATAACAATTCGACGAGGTTTGTCAATAAATTAATGCGAGCCTTCTGCTCTTCAATCTTAGCCTCATCATTTTTCGATTTTGCTGCAACGTCAATTAATTGCTGTTTAGTCGCTATGTGCTTTTGAGACACTGGTCTATATATTCGTTCTTTCTTATCTTTACTTTCTTTTCCCTCACTCATTCAAATTCAACATTCTAATGGCTTGCACGCAAGCCTCATAAGGATAAATGAACATAACATAAAGAACGACTATTAGACCATACGAAACAAGGACTAGCACATCTAACATTAAAACCGCACAAGCTACAGCTTTGCCTGTGAGGTTAACACTACCATCAGCATGCCCGCGCGCATATTCTCTAATGAATGCAATCACGCATAAAACAATGGAAAGTACTGCCAATACGTGCAGCAACGTAATTGACACATACCACCACCACTCATATGCTATTGCCATCTGGACTTTTACCGGAAACAAAATTACCTCCACATAAAAAGAGGGGTTCGTCAACCTCCGCAGACCATCAACATATGGCAGGCCTGAGTCCACGATCACGATACTTACTAAATATACTATCGAAAACATCAATAATTTGTTAATTGCCATTCTCACCAAAGCGTACAATAAAAAATACTTCCACAATGAGAGCAACGATAAAGACGGGTACGAGAATTGGTTCGAGAACGGACACGAGCGAAGAAAACAAAGTTGTGAACACCATTATTCAAACGACACGGTTTAGTAAAAACAATATCAATACGAAAATCACTCTTATTCTCTTTATTTTCAGGCATCACAACAAACTTAAAAGCCAGACGGAAATTTGTATACTATTTAATCGGATCCACACGCAAACTAACTCAATGAGTCTAAGCCAGTGGATTAAAAAATAACAATAAACAAAACCCTCCGTCCTTCACGATGTCAATTTTTGGTAATTGACCTTCTATTGAGCAATAACCACAATAGGATGGCAGACGTATAAGGTTCCAATGTCTCTACTGCCTAAGCCGGTAGAAACACCCAAAGGAACGATCACCCTTAGGTGATCAGGAGATTTGTTGTATA